GCGGTAACGCCCGTGTGGTGCTCAGCCTGTGGAACCCCACGCTGGAAACTCTCGGCACGAATTCCGCTGGCATCGTCCCTCCTCCTACCCTCGCCTACCAGTGCGCTAACCGTCAGATGTTTGACCTGCCGGAACGCAGCACGAAGCAGGAACGCAAGGACACGCGGATTCTGATGAGGAATCTGCTGGACAACGCGTTGGTGGTCAGCTGCATCGAAGACTTGCTCTCGGTATACTGACCATGGGACAGCGTAATCGGAAGTCTACAAGACCCGCGCCAAAGAAGACTGGCGACGCTGTCAGCTATACTCCTGGGATGCATCGCACTCTGTGTCAAGCGATAGCTTTCTGGGAGAAGCTAGGAACCCCTGTTGCGTTAAAGTTGACGATGCTCGCACGTGCTGGAGATTTTGACCAGCTAGTGAGGGCGTCTGTTGACCCGCGGCAGTATTTGCACGCTGTCGATTTCAGGAAAGACTATGCCGCTGTTAGGTACCTCGCGAAAGTGAAGGGCCTGATACCGGAGGATGTTCTGGACGAAGTCGCACTCCGTAGTTTCAAGGCTGCGGAAGACCGTTGTGCATCGACGAATTTACGTCTAACGAACGGGCAACCCCTCAAGGGCGCGGAACATCTGATCCATCAGATCCGTGGAAAGATTGCTGCTGTACTCGGGCGTGTTGACCTCGATGAGATTGTTGGTCTGTGCAGATGGGGTCCGGGAGCTACTGCGACCATAAGTGGCGCAAGGGTACGCCCGGAAGAAAAGCTACTTGAATCACGACTTTCCGTTACCCGGAAGCTATGGCGTTTCGCTCGCGAAATCGTCGGACGCGACCTCCATTGGTGCCGAGCGAGGCTCGGTGTTGATGTCGAAGGACCCTGCACGTTGCTTCCAAGCGAGTTCGCTTGGGTAGAGCACATGCGGGTGGTGACGGTGGACAAGGACAGTAAAACGAAAAGGACGATTGGTGCTGAGCCCACGTTGAACACCTACGTGCAGCAAGGCATTGGTCGTGCAATCCGTAAACGTCTTCGTTCAATTGGGATCAATCTGGATGACCAGAAGGTCAATCAGACGTGGGCACAACTTGCCCGTGACCTGGGGCTTGCGACGGTTGATCTGTCGAGCGCCTCAGATTTGATCTCGTATTGGCTTGTGGAGCTGCTATTACCACGAGCCTGGTTCGAGCTACTTGATGCAGCCCGCAGCAGTCATGCTGAGCTGCCCGGTGGCAAGGTTGTTGAACTCAGTAAGTTCTCCTCTATGGGGAATGGGTTCACATTTGAGCTCGAAACACTCATCTTCTGGGCTACCGCGCAAGCGGTGACCGAGGAGGTGGGAGCCTGGTCGGGTTGCGTGTCGGTGTACGGTGATGACATCATTGTGCCTGCCGCCGCATATAGCCGACTTGAGGAGGTTTTTCAGTTGTTTGGCTTTAGGATTAACTCCGAAAAGTCGTACAGCAGTGGAGAATTCTTCGAGTCGTGCGGGGAACACTACTTCGGTGGTGAGAACGTGACCCCTGTTTATCAAAAGGAGTTGTTGGATGATGTGCCCCAGCTTATCCGAGCTTATAACCGACTTCATCGTTGGTCTGCTCGCGCAGCTGGACAGGTACCTGTGGATGACGTTGTAGCTGTCTCCTGGGGATTCCTGCGCCAGGCCATGCAGGTGCG